TACTAGCAGAAGGAAAATTAGATATCGTACTATATGATGAAGACCCAGATGTTGACAGGACACCAGTATTAATGGTTAAACCAGAACCAACTTTAATACCACCAAGAGTCGAAGCTGATGCTGTAGGTAAAACATAATTAGATCCACCGCCACCTCCAACAACCGATACGGTAGGAGTAGATGCATAAACTAGAAGAACTCCACCAAAAGTTGCTGGGGATAATGGTGTAGTACCATCATTTCCTAACCACGTTGCTTTAAATCCTGTGGTAGTTTTGTTAGTTATACTAACAGTATGAGTATCGTATTGCTCTCTTTCTGCTAGTACATAATAGTCTGCATCGGATTGGGTAGTGCCGAAGGTAAAATCCATTTCACCATTAGCTGCATCATAAGCACCCCAAGTCATCCCAGTGCCAGTGCCAGCAGTAGCTACATCTACAAAAGCGTATGCAACTGGAGCAATAACTGACGAATTACCAGAAGGAACTGCAGGACCCCAAGCTGTTCCACCAGCACCATCACTAGTAAGGACTTCTCCATTACTTCCTGTTGATGATGGGAAAGTAACTCCTGATAAAGTTGCAGTACCAGTTACATCAATATTGCCAGTAAGATTAATATTTCCATTAAGAGTAGCACCAGAAGCTGTAAATACTGCCCTGTCAGTTAGACCATTCTCGTTTGTAATTCTGATCGCAGGACCAGCACCAAGAATTAAATCTGCACTACCGCCAGGAGTTCTTACATAAAATCTATTGGTGGAGGATGTATACGAGATACGACCATCACTACTAGCACCAAAGTTTAATACTTTATTATCAGCAATTGCAATATCATCATTGAACTGGGTAGTTCCATTAAAAGTGAGGTTTTCATTTGTAATAGAACCTCTACCAGTTACAGATGCTAGCGTATCAGTCAACGCTGTTAGATATCCTCCAGCACCATGATTACCCCAACCATATGCAGTATTCCAATCACTGGAATCTCCGCCTGCAGCAGTGACAGTTCCAGCAAATGTGGCATTGCCAGGAGCATCGATTTCTGATGTGATTCCAGCAGTTCCAGACTGTCTACCTCTCCAGAGAGAACTTCCACTGCTATTAGAAATATAAATCTGTCCACCATTAGTGATGGTTATTCCATCAGTAGTTGATGTCTCGCTAATACCACCGCCAGGAAAATTAGTAATGGGGTATGTACTGAAACCGTATGGTACATACATTGATCCACCAAAGATCGCTTCGGTAATCATCTGACCAGGAGTTATCTGATCTGCAGTTTTTAATATTAATCCACCTGTTGTGGAATGTATCTCCTGATTAAAACTAGCATCGCTAGTAAATGTTACATCACTATTAAACGTTACATCACCAGTAAAAGTTTTATCTCCACCAAATGTTTGTACTCCATCAACAGCAGTATCCAAATCTACAGCAATTTCGTTTATCTCCAAACGTTGCTGCTCAAGAGTGTGAGACTTTGGTACGTTACGTAGTGTCATTTGATTAGCTGCTTAAGGAGTGACTTAATTTCGGACATTTCTTCCTTCAAAGTATTTATTTCGCTTACTACATTTTTAAATTCATTGGAAAATGATTTGCGAGGTTTGCTGGTGCAAATAATTGCACCAGTTTCCATGTCTCGCACAAATCCTTCTTGTCCTTCGACTTTTACATATTTCATATTAGAAGGATGCAACTGCTCTCATGTCTTGGATTTTAGGGACATATGCAGGATTATCAGATTTCATAACAATTTTAATTGCAAAAGAAGAGAAGTCGGGTAAATCTTCTTTACTGAACTTCAACTCTTGATATGCAGCCTGGGATTCAAACTGACCCGAGATGCTATTTTCTGCTGTCGCAATAACATCATCATCGGAAGCACCGTTATTATTGAAGTATTCCCAGTTAAGGTCATCAAATTTTTGTTGGGATGCTTCAGGTTTAACTTTATATAGAACTTGCAAGTTGCTGACATCACTTACATTAACCGTGAGATTAACATTGATTCCAGAAGCAGGAGCGTTTAGAACAATTTCTCTAGTAACATACTTGGCGACACCAGAAGTATTTACAGATCCAGATTCATTAACATAATCAACACCTACTGTGTATGTCATAGATCTAATCTCTGCATACTTGGAAGTTTCAAACGAAGCTCCTTCAAAGTCAATAAGATCTCCTACTCTGAATACATCAGCAAGTTGCTCACTTGTGGTGCTATCTCTTGCATAATCACTACCCAGTGTAATCTCACTGGTGTAATTGTTATTAATTGGATTCTTATCATTTTCAAGAGTCAGAGTTTTGGTCTTGCTATCCCAAACAACTACCTTACCACTAATCTTGTTCTCATACTTATCTACTCTTTGTGCAGGATTGAATGCAGTTACTGTAGTTCCAGTAACAAAATTAGGATTCTGATCAAAGATACCGTCATTAGAAATAGTAACCGTAATACCTTGTAGATCTCCACCAGCAGCAGACTGTGTGCTAAAGAACAATTGCTCGCCAATATCAAAGTTTACCGAGTTCTTAATCTTTACGTATACATCACTACCAATGACACGAAGAATTTCTGATTGTGCTCCTGATGTTACACCAGTAACATTTTGATTGATAACAATAGGAACTTCAGTTCCATTGTCCTCATTGCCACTAACAGTAAATTTATAGACAGGGAAGAGTTGAATCTGTTGATATCTCTTGCCATATCTGTCTTCACTACCAACTGCGCTTTCAATTCTGTTAGTGATTGTTTTAACAGAAGCAGATCTCAAATCAATGACAGGTGATAGATAAGACTGATCTGAAGACAACTTAAGTTTGTATGCTAGAGAAGTGTCTAGATTATTCAAGCTTTCATTGATGGTAGAAGCAACAACCTTTTGATTCAAGAAATACTGCTCTTCGTTCAAGAAGGTAGTTTCAAAGTCAGAGATAGAATAAGAAGTAAAATTAGTAGTATTACTATCAACAGGAACAATATTAGTCGTTCTTACCATGCTGTCGATCTTTGTACCAGAAACTTGTAGATATGGAATCTGTGCGTAGAGTTTCTCATACTTTCTATTGTATGATGCTAGTACAGTTGAACCACCAAAGAATCCAGTGTCTGATGCTCTAGTAGGACCATAGATGTTGTAAGAATCAATACCAACATTATATACCTGGAACAAAGATGATTCTACCGTGTTGGAATCATATCCAGCAAAATCTTCTAGACCTCTGAAGAATACTTTGGAATCTCCACCAGTTTCAAACCCATGATCTCTATGGTATATCTTAATAACAGAACTGTTGTTTTTGAAGAGACTAGATGTTGCTGTGCTATTTGCAAGCGCATATGTCTCCATTGGATTGTTTTCTAGCTTTGTATAACCAGGATCTTCATTTTTAATTAAAATTTCTCCAGATCTGGAGTTATCAAATTCTGCTCTGTATAGAGTAAACTTAATATCTTCAAATAGATCTTCAGTCCAGTTATCTACGTTTTGTGATTTGAATACAGAACCAAGTAACGGTTGTGCGTTAACAACGATACCAGAAGAGATATCAGTATCACCTAGTCTAGAAGCCCATAGTTCATATTCAATACTGTCACACTCAATATTGAGTGCATATTCAGAATTGTTTTGTAGATATACTGGATACTCGAAGTTGAATCTAGTAGGAGTTGTAGATTGAATTGATCCTGCTTCATCAATGGCAATACCCATTCTGACTGCTGGTTCATCAATTTCAATTTCTGATTCAATTACAGCACCGTTGTTTCCAGAACCAGTTCCTCTAATAACAATAGATGGTGCTTCAGTATATCCTCTACCTGCTAGCGCAACTTCGCCGAAGAAGATTTGACCGCCAGAGACTTTAACAGATCCAGTAGCATTACTGCCACCAGGTAGTTGAGGACTCTCTATAGTAATAGTTGCACTTTCGTAACCAGATCCAAGATTAGTAATGTTGAGTTTAGATACACGACCAGAATCTTTTGCGATCTTCAATCCAATAGTAGCATTGTTTGCATTGTTGTATGTGGTTACAGAATTCAAAGTCAGATCTTCATTAGCAACAAAAGAATTGCCATTATGATTACTCAATACAAAGGTATATACTTGCTCATTAGTGAGGAAGATATCTCCATTAGAAGAAGGAACAACTTCAAAGTTATTTCTATCTAAAATTTTAGCAATAGGACCAGATGCAAGGTTCTGTCTACCAGTTATTGACTCGCCCTTTTTAATAGTGATGTTTCCAGAAGAATATACCTTGATAAAAGTATCAGGATATAAAGTGGTTTGAGTTCCAGGTAAAATATACTTACCAGGCTTGCCACTTTCTACATTAGTGACGTAGATTCTCAAAGGAATAGTTGAACTCTTCTTATTGAAGAATAGATCAACACCAGTTGTAAACATACCACCTTCAAAGTTTTCCACAGTGAAAGTTTGTGCCATTGGATTTGGTCTTGCACTATTTTCTGTATTGCTATCAATAGTTTGAACGCCCTCATTTGCTTTGAAAATAGCAGGTGCTGTAGAGATGATGGATACGGGTGCTTCGGGTAGAAGACCTGTAGCATAGAACTTAACTTCTGCGAAAGAATCTACAGTAGTGATATCAGAGTCACTAGAACTAGAAGTAAATCTAATTGTTTTTGCACCTGTAGAGAAATACAATTCTTCTGAAGTATCATCCATAATCACTGTATTAACATCACCTGTCCAAGAAGTATTTTCCCTTGGAGCATATCCTGATGGGACTAGAATAATTCCACTAGCATTACCATACTCATCGGTAGTAATATTGCTACTGAATACCGTTGGAGAGTTTCCTGCAATACCTGTAAATCTAGAGTCTGGATTAACCCACCGACCAATGTTTCTCTTCTCCATAAAGACACTCAACTGTGTCTTTGGCTTCATTCTTCTAATGATAAATTTGATTGGAATAGATCTAGCAAAGAACTTAAGAGCATTTGCTACATTAGTACCATTAATAGTTTTGTATCCTACACCCTTTGCAATCTCATTATTTTGCGGACTGATATTAGAAGAAGTTGATGTAGTCGCACTCTGTACAGTTGCCTCTGCAGTTCTAGTATTATTTTCAGCAAAACTCTTCAGATTGTAGAATGACTTATCTACACCAACCCAGTTAATAATAAACGAGTTATAGATACTGGAGAATGCAACACGAACATCTTGCTTACCAAGGAATACGGAGAACAAATTGGTATTGTTATCTGTAACTAAAGGTGCCACAGTGTCATTGTACCACTGATCAACATTAGGATGAACTGCAGCATCACCAACATATTGTAGGACAACAAATGGGTTTGGATTTAAAGTTTTTGTAGCAAAATTATTATTTGCATAAGAAACATTAGAGAATGGTAGTGTTATAACACCATTAGAATTAGCATACCCAGCAATTCTTCTTTGATCTGATCTTGTATTAACTTCCTTCAGTGTAAAATTATCCTCTTTGGACTGTGGTCTCAATACAGATTGTTGTGCATCGATAGAACACAGATAATCAATAGATTTAACATTACCTACAGTATGAGTCTCGTAGTTATCAACTAGGAATCCACTCTTGGTCTTATCAATACCTAGAGTATCTTTAACTTGCATGTTAAGTGCTTGCTGCTCAAGAATACTCAACGTGGTGTAATATTCAAGACGCTCAATACGCTTCTCTAGTTTACCGATGTCACGCATCGTGAAACGACGGTTGTCAACAGGAGTGATTCTTACATCCTTACTTGACTTGGTGAAAGCAGGAATGAAGATGTAATAGAGAGGAATGCCATCCTCAATGATTTCTGGCTTACTTGGGTTGAGTGATGAATTACCTTGCTTGATAATAAACTCACCCTTCTTATTCAAGAAAACACCATCAATTCTATCCAGATACTGTGATTCAGTAAAGGAAATAGTATATGGTAGAGATCTAGCAGAAGATGGTGTACTGGATACAGAACCACCTGCGCCAATAAAGTTGATGTATTCTGCTTGTGAGAGTAGTGAAGTATCTTGGAATCCAGTAATAATAGCAGTAGAGTCTACCTTCGGTCTGAAGTCAATGACGTTCTTCAAACTCAAGTTACCATGTACAACAGAGTTGAAATCAGGGATCTCATCTGCTACAACACCTGCCTCATGAATATATGAGTCAACTGTATAGAAGTCACCTTGAGAATGCTCGAAGTAATCAAATGCTACAACTACTTGTCCTGCAGGTGGAGTAAAACCAGGTTTTAGTACGATTCTAGATACATCATAGAATGTATCTCTTTGTCCATCATCAAAAGTAAATCTATCAGTTAGATCAGTACCAACAACCAGATTACCATTAACGTCAACTGTTGGAGGAGCAGATGTGGACCCTTCGTAAATGTATCTTACTTTAAATGCATCCGAGTAAGATAGAACTTCACTGCTGTCACTATCGTAATCAA